CATGTCATTGGCATGTCGATTTAAAAGTCGCGCCGTCCGGCCGAGATCGGCACGAAACTCAGAGGTTTCCGCCGAAAGCTTGACGACAAGTGAGCCTAAATCAGCCATGCTTTTTGACCCTGTGAGAAAACATTGACTTAAAACGGGCGACGTTTAAAAGGGCGGCATCCTTACGGGCCTCGACAACCGGCTCGGGTCGATCGACAAATGGCATGAAATCTTCAGGCGTAAAAGGACGTGCGTGCTTGGTACGGTTGGCGTTGGCAAAGGTCGACGCAATCACACCACTTCTCAGATCAGCACGCATGTCGCCAAAAGGCTCCAGTTTGTAGAAGGCCATCCACTCGGTTATCTCGTCTGATCCGATCCGCTGCAATAGCTCACGAACCGGCATGCCCAGCGCAAGCGCCAAGCGAAAAGCGAAGCGACGAGTGGGATTGGCCTTTAGTCCTTTTTTGCTGTTTCAGCCTGCTCGATACCGATACCGTTGAGACGCTGGGCTACCGAAAACACCCGGTCCAGCGCGCGTGCACTTTTGCGGCCAAGAGCGGCGATGTCACCTTCCTCAAACAGCCGCGTTCCGCTTGTGTCGCACAGGGTCAACGCAACAAGCCTGGCTCGAACGTTTTCCATGCGACCTTCCTTTGCACCATCGCGCGCAATCAGGCTGCTCTCAAAGGCATCGCGGTCGGTGCCACTCATGGTGCGGACATAGACATCACCACCCCATTCAGGCACAAGGACGGTTTCGCGCGGCAGATCATCGGCCGCTAGGATGGCCTCTTTTGTAAGGATATTCATAGTCTTCATGCCTCTGTGATGTCGCCGTCGATTTCGATAGTGACGCTCGCCTCAACCACGGCATCCACACCACCTTGAACACTGAACTGTGTAACGTAGCCGTAGAAAGTCCATATAGCAGCAGGTGTGGTGTCGGTGAAGGTGATCTTGAACTGGCGGCGCACGCGGTTGGCTCGATCGGTACGAAGGCCCTGATGGACCGTGTCGTCAGGATTGAAGTGCAGGCTCAGCGAGAGTTGGCCTTCATCGCGAAGACCGACTCTCTTTTCTTTGGCCGTTGAGGCAAGGTTGGTGACGTCAATAACAGAAGCCTGTCCCCCAGGTCCCTGAAAGGAGACTACGTTGGGGATGGTCTCAAAGGTTGTGGCTCCAAACCGGGCAATGGCGATGCCCTGCGCGGTGATGGCAGTACTAGGCATAGAAGGCCTCCATGAAAAAAATTAAAAAATCTACCTACCGTGACCGGTAGTAGGTGAAGTCCACGGATACCCGGTAGGTACCGGCTTCATCATCGAAATCGGTAAGACCCATGCGTACATCGGCCACCGTTTTGATACTGTCCAGCAAGGCCGAGAGAACCTGGTCTTGTAATTGCTCGCAAGCGACCAGCGTTTGGGCGTAGGCATCAACTTGCACCCTCGAGCGCCGCAGCTGGTTGGGTCCGTCCAGGGATGCAACACTTGATTGATCTACAGGGGTGTAGACAAGCGTGGGGTACTGCGCATCCGCAGGTGCAACGATGGCGTACACCTGTCCAGCGGCCAGATGTTTGATCGCGTCATAGAAGTCCTGCATCAAAAATCCTGTATCACTATCGACCATTCAAGGCTCGCGCTTCTATCTCGATGCGCTGGGTCAATCGCTGCTTGATGGCATCAACGGCTTGGCGGCGACGAGACTCCAGTGCCGGACGCAGGAATGGCCTGGCAGCCATCTTGCGAGTACCGAACTCAACAAAGCGCCAGTACCAAGCATCCTGCGACAAGGTGCCGCGCTTGCCTTGATTGCGGTACTTCTTGCCGTAGCGCACCAGAACGTAAAACGTCTGGCGACCCCCGCCTGAAAGCTCGCGAACGTGCTTCATGATCACCGATCGCTTTAGCGTTCCAGGTGGTGGTTGCTTAGCGCCAAGCGACTGCGCAGCTTTTGGAGCTTGAGCACGCGCCTCATCCCGTATAACCTTTGCGCCTGCGTAAACCGATGCCCTGAGCCCTCGATTTGCAACACGCTCAGGAAGATCACGAAGTGCACGATCAAGTAGTGCCAGTCCTTCAATGCGAACTGTTTCAACCCTAGCCATTGCGTGCCCCCTCACTTGCCAAAAGCATGACCGAGACATTGGCCTCGTCAACATGTAGGGCTGCGTGGATAGAAAAAACGCGCTCTCGAAATAGAACTCGCATTTGTGCAACGCTCTTGGGGTCGTTGAATTCGGATCTGTGACGCACAGTAATCTGATGACTCACCACCGCAGCTATACGATCTGCAATACGCGCCTCACGCCCTGATATCGGTTGGATATCTGCCCAGACAGTCGCCATATCGCTCCAGGTGTGTGTCGGCGCACCCAATACATCCTTTGCAACGGTGGGCAACTGGATGCAAATACGATGGCTCAACTGGCCAGCACTGACTGAGCTCATACAACGCTCACGCGGTAGCCGTCTAAAAGACCATCTACAAAGGGCAACGAGTCGATGCGACCGCGCGTTAGCACTGCCATTTCCTCCCGATGTCCGTAGAGACTTCCCACACGCAACTTGATCCAACTCTTGATGCCCTCGGGCACTGAGGAGCCTGCGCCGTATCCTGCGTCAAAGGTGACGATCACAGAACCGATCTGTGGAAGAGTCGGGGGCCAAGTCTTTCCAAATACCGGAGTGAGTCGCGCAGGCTCGCAGGCCGCGTCCAACACGTAATCACCTGCTGGCATCAACTGCACACTGCCATTCATGTCTAGGTATTCGATGCTCACCAAAGACTGCACTGGGCATTTCGCAATAAGGATCGCGTGTCCGGGCAGGCTGAAGGACGCATCGCTAGGGACATGCATGGTTAACGCACCCGCAAAGGCATCGAGCACCAACCTCCAGCGGGCAGTCATCAACTGCCTGCCGGTGCGAGTCTCGGCTGCTTGGCGGGCTGCCGTAATCAGCGAGCCGATCAGCGCATCATCGTCATCGACATCCACCCGCAGGTGCTGCTTTGCCTCAAGAAGCGTGATCGGCTCCCCGGCTGGAGCTGAAACGAGTTGCAGCGGCATTTAGACGATCTGCACAACAGCCGCCTGATTCCCTGCATGGGCAGGGAGCTCTCGCGGATTGACGCCCAGGACTTGCGCAGCAGTCTGACTTGCTGCCACACCGACAGTGAGTGACAGGCGAACAAAGCCAAAGCCGTTGACCGTGTCGAGTTCCTCGGGCTTAACGTTGATCAGCGCCTGCTTGTTCTCGCCTGTGGCTTTGACGATCTGGGTGATCGCTTTGCCAGTGATGTCCTTGGCACTGGTGCCAGTGGCATCAACCGCTTGCTGAAACTTCGCATCCACTGTGGCACTGGTTCCGAGCACGCCAGTCTGAACCAAGGAGAGGAGCCCGTGGTGGTTGGCCACAGAAATCCAGCCCGTGGTGACAGTTCCTGCCGCTTGCGCGGCAGGGTCGATGGTGGCAAGGATTGAGAGCAGTTCGCTGCCTTTTGCGTTGGGAAACATATGTTTTCTCCTTTGAGGTCTGGGGTTTAGCGAGCGCCAAGTTGAACAAACGGCGACATCGTGGCGCTGCCTTTGGCTGGCGTGATGGGGCTACTCAGCTTGGACTGGCCGTCCATGCGGAAGGTCGTTCGAAACGCTGTCAGATCAGCATCGAAGTACAGGTGCATGCTTGTTGCCGTTTGCATGCCACCGGACTTGGTAATCGTCTGGTAGTACTTCAGGTCCACCAGCAAGATGTCACCTTGGCCCGAGAAGGTGTTGGCGTGCTGCGACACAAACACCGGGCGGCCCAGCAGCGTGCCGTAGGGTGATACCTGCATACCGCCAACGTTCAATCCGGTGGGCAAGTAGATCGGGTAGTTACCCAAGGTCAGGGTGAACAATGCTGGCAGCACATCGTTGTTCACGATCCATACCGCATTGGCCAGGCTGCCTGAGGGCAGTCGCGCAATCATCTTGGCCAAGTTTTGCGGCAGCAGCGTTTGTGTCGCCTGGCCGGTCTCTTTGGCCACGGTGACCGTGGCACCCGAACTCAGTGCACCCACCGGTACACCAGAGCCCGAGCCAAACAGGATGGATTCATTGGTTTTCCAGCGAATGGAGTGGGCTATTTTTTCCGGGAGATAGGTTGACAGGGCGTTGGCGTCTTCTAACAACTCGTCGGTTGTTGGTACCAAAGCCATCAACTTCTTAAGCCGCAAAGTAGACAGTCCCAACACGGGCTTGGTGGTGACCGAAGGAGCCGCTTCGCCTTGCCAGTAAGCACGGATGCCGTTGGTGCCCCAGGGCGTTGTCTCATCCTTGGGGAAAGCCATGGTGTTGCCGCTGATCTCCACGTTGTCGGTCAGGGGCAGCAACGAGTCTTCGCCCAATGACAACTGGAAGATCTCTTGGGAGAACTGGGGTGGTACAAAGAAGCCACCGTCCTGACCGGAGCCTTCACTGCCAAAGGTGGCTGGGGCGGCAGCACCACGACCGCTGCCAATCAGCAAGCGATCGTCAATCGGGTTGCCTGGCTTTTGCGCATGGCAGACGTTTTGCAAAAAGTCACCCAGGCTCTGAAAGCCATGTTTGGGGTCCGTCTCGCGGTTGTCGCTCACCATCACACTGGAAAAAGCGGAACCATGACCAGCGCCTACATGGATGCCCATATGCGTGCTCATTTGGGCCTCCTCTGAAATCAAAGCCGATTCGCGGTCAATCGCCGCCGAAGTGGCTTCGATTCGACTCTTAAGTCCATCGAATTTGATGACATCCTCATCCGTTAGATCGCGGTTTTCTTGGGCGGCGATGTCGGTTAAGGCACGCGCCTCTTTGACAAGGTCAGACTTGCGAGCTTGAAGCTCGCGCAATTGCTTACTCATTTGGGTTTCTCCAGACGTAAAAAAGCCACCTCTTGGGTGGCGGGATGAAAATGATTGAAAAATTGCGCAAGCTGGTCGCGCGTCAAGGTTGCGACCTACGGGCCGCCGCTCGGACTGAAGTCGCTCAACGGAGCCACTTCTAAGAAGTCCAAATTACAAAATTCCAAGTTCACTGCGGGCTTGGGCCAAGCGGGAGGTTTTGGGCTTGGCGGGCGGACTGGACTTGGCACTTGACGACGCGTCTTTTTGCATTCTGCGCACCACCTCATCAAAGCTGGCAATGCCGTCCACCATGTTGTGTGCCAAAGCCGCATCTGCACCCAACACCCGCCCCTGGCCCATGCCGTCTCGGACCTGGGCAATTGGCAAATTTCGGCCTTTGGCGATGGCCTTGGTGAAGCCCAGGAAATAGTCGTCCACACGGGATTGCATAAAGCCCTGCGCCTCTTCACTCAGCGGGGCGTAGGGGTTGCCTTCCACTTTGAACTTGCCCGCAGAAATCAACGTGGGCGTGACGCCCTCGGCAGCAAGCGCCTGAGAGTAGTCAAAGTGCGCTTGCCACACGCCAATGGAGCCCACTTCGCCGCCAGCGGTGACGTAGAACTCACTGGCCTGGGAGCCCACCCAGTAAGCCGCCGAAGCCGCCAGACTGTTGGCAATCGCCACCACGGGTTTTTGTGCGCGGGCACTCAAGATGGCATCGCCCAGCTCAGAGACGCCGTAGACACTGCCGCCAGGGCTGTCGATGTCCAGCAAGATCTGACTGACCGCATCATCGGCAACGGCTTGTCTGAGCATTTGGGTCACCAACTGCGTGCTGACCATGCCGGGGCCGGAGACGTCATCGACCATGTTGCCCCGTTGGGTGATGACACCGTAAACAGGGATGACGGCAATGCCACCGCCGGAGATGGCAGCCGAGGTCTGCCTGCGTGTGTCGCGCAGCACACGGTCGGTTTGGATTTGGAACATCGCGGCGTCACTGGCAGGCGAGCCTTGTGACCAGCGGGAGATGACAGCGGCCAGTGCGCTCAAGCGCTCGGGCATCAAGGCCCATGGCGTTGCCAAAAATTCGGCGACTAAAAGTTGGTTTTTCATAAGTTGATTTTTTATACATTCAGTCCGAGTGAGACAAGTGATTGGGTGAGCTGCTTTTGATCTGGCGGCTCGGTTGTTTGGTTTTTTGCCCATAACTGCACCCGATCTAGCGGTACGGCCAAGGCTTGTGAGATCAGCAAGAGGTCTTTGTCTGCGAGGTGTCCTGATCGTCCTATACGGCGCGCAAGTCGCTCGGAGGTCGTTTGAACAAGGGCGTTCAATCGACCGTTGAGCCGCGCTTTACTGGCGTCCATCGGGAGCTCGGTTTTTTCTTGCGCCGATGGCTCTGCCACTTTTTCTTGTGCTCCTGCTTGTGCGCTGTGTTCCAAATCCTCTGCAGCATCCTCTTCAACCATATTGAGCGGGCGCAGTGGCTGGTCCAGCCCATCGAGCGGGTTCAGGTTTTCTGCCATGCGCGCCTCATTTCGCGTGAGCCAGCCGTTTTGAATCCCGCTTTGGTAGTAGCTCGAGCGACTGGCCGCATCGCCGCGCATCAGGTTGGCGAAATCAAATTCAATCTCGATGTCATCACTCTCAAGCAGCAACTCGGACTCGATGCTGGCCTCCCAGCGCTCAGCCCAGGGTGTCATGGTGTGCATGACAAACTCCAGGCTCTGCTGCTCAATGTTTGAGAAGGTGGCGCGCTCCAGGTCGGCAATCATGTGTGGCGGCACACGAAACAATCTAGCAATGTCGGTGATCTGAAACTTGCGCAGCTCCAGAAACTGGGCGTCTTTGTTGGTGACCCCCACTTCATGAAACTTCATGCCGTTTTCCAGCACCAGGACCTTGCCCCGGTTGGCACCGGACTGCGCCAGCTGGTAGGACTCACGAAACACCTTCTTGGCCTCAGAGTCCTTGAACGAGCCGGGAAACTCAATCCAGCCGCCAGTCGGCTTGGCGTCGTTGGCAAAGAAGCGTGCGCCGTAGTCCTGGGCAGCGAGTGCCATGCCCAGGTTTTCTCTGGCAAGCTCAATCGGGCTCATGCCCATCAAACCGTCTGAGGACAGGCCGCGTAGGTGCCAGACCTCGCCTCTGGGCATGATGACCACCGTGCCCGAGCGGTCAGTGACGCGGTAGCGGTATTCACCGGAGGGCAGCAACTCGATCTTGACCCGGTCCGGGTGGATCGGCATCAACTCGATGATCTCGCCGCGCGGGTTGGTGATGATCTGGTTGTAAGCGTTGCCGCGCAAAGCCAGGTGGCCTTGCAGCATCTCGCGCCACTCGAAAGGGTTTTGAAACCGGTTTGGCCGCTTGGCCATCAAGCGGTAGAGCCAGTGGTCGGTGACTTTGTCCTTGCCACCATCGGGGCGGCGCTGGTAGATCACCAAGGGGAGTGAGGCCATGGTCTCGGCCAGGATGCGCACGCAGGCATAGACCGCAGCCAGGCGCAGCGCGCTGTCGGGTGAGACGCGCATGCCGCTGCTGGTGCGGGCAGAAGCCGACTCAAAAAAGAAGTCACCCCATGGCGAGCGATCTCCGCCGGAGGCGTTGGGTCCACCAGATCCACCGGATCCACGCAAGCGATCAAAAAAGCTAAGCAGTCCCATAGGTTCAGAGCAACATCAGTTCGTAGTCGGATCCCAGCACCACCGAGTCTCCCGGTAGAAAAGCGCGCGACAGCGCCATGATCAGTGCGACGATGCCGTCGATCTTGTTTTCTGCTCGCTCCTTGCGTGGGTAAATGTTGTCTTTGGCGTCCAGGTGGGCCACCACGTTGCTGACCATCCAGCCCAGCACCGGGTCGCCGTCGTGAACCAATTTCTTTTGCAGCACCAGGGCCTCTAACGTTTTCATCGGCTCGGAGAAATTCAGCACAGTGGGACGCACCTCAATCATGGGCAGACCCTCACTCATCATCCGGGTCGAGAGTTGCGTCGCTTGAAACGGATCAAAGGCGACGGCCTGCACCGCGAATCGCGAGGACAGGTCGTTCAGATCCGCTTCGATCCAACTGAAATCAATCACATTGCCCGGCGTCACGGTCAGGCGCCCGGTGTGCATCCAGCCCGGGTACTGGCTGTTGCCGTTGGCGTTGACCGTGTCCTCGGGCAGGTAGTACTTGCCAAAGACCGCGAACGCATCGGCCATCTCGGGATGGGCAAACACAATCACCAAGGCGGCAATGTCCGTCTTGCTGGCCAAGTCCAATCCGATCCAGCAGGGCTGACCCACAAACGATTCAATGGCGAGGTCCTGATCGGCACAGGCGTCCCAGGAGCGCATGTCCATCCAGGCGGTGTCGGCGTTGACCCACTCGTTCAAGTGCTTGGTCTTAAAGTTGTTCATCGCACTGGGCAACTGCATGGCCTTGGCCTGCAGCGGTCCCAGAATTTCCGGGCGCACCGAGATGCCCCAGTTGGGATTGGCTTTGATCAGCGACTCTTCGCGGGTCCAGTCGTCCCCGTCATCCAGGCCATAGACGATGCCAAACTGGCTGTCGTCCTCGAACACGCCATCGAGCAGCCGGGTCACAAAGGTCCGGACCTCGTAGCAAATGCCGGAGCGGTTGCTGCCAGCGGTGGTGATCACCCAAAGGAGCGAGTTGTCTCGCTTGCCAGTACCGGTCTCCACCACGTCATAGACGGTGCGGGTCTTGTGAGCGTGCAACTCATCAATGCAGCCAAAGTGAATGTTCAGACCATCAAGGGTCGAGCCCTCGGCGGAGAGCGCTTCAAACTTGGAGCCGGTCTGCAGTACGTTCATGTTGTGAGCGCCGACATTGACAGAAAACCGGGTCCTGAAACCTTGAGACCTGCGAGCCATGGTCTGCGCATCACCAAAAACGATGCGCGCCTGGTCGCGGGTGGTGGCCAAGGAATAAACCTCGGCACCGCCTTCGCCGTCGGCGGCTAGCATGTACAGCGCAAGCGCAGACGACAAGGTCGACTTGGCGTTGCCGCGGGGTACTTCGATGTACGAGCGCCGAAAGCGGCGGTTGCCATCGGGCTTGACCCAGCCAAACACGGTGGTCAGGATGAACACCTGCCAGGGTTCCAACTTGATCGTCTCGCCTGCCAGCGGTCCTTTGACGTGGGGCAGACGCTCAATGAATGCGCACAAGTTGTCGGCTGGATGGAACTCCCGCCCGACCTTGTCGGTGAGTTTCGGGTTGAATTGATACGGGCTGGCCTTGCCTTTGAACTTTGCCAGATCGTTCAACTGTCTTTGGCATGACCGCTGGACCCATTTGCAAGTCGGGATGTCACCGGCAACGACTGCCTGCGCATACTTGCGGGCAACATCAACGTAATTCTCGGTCGCCAAAGTTCAGTCTCAGCCTGCAATGTCCGCCCAAGGATCGAGATCAATCTCGGTCTCTGTGGGTTGTGTGATACGCGAACGTGAAGCAGGCGTAAATCCCATCTCCACCGCTGCCTTGGTCATGATCTGGGCCTGCTTGTTCGCAATGGCTAGGTACGGCGACTGCATTGGCACACCGGTGTTCGGCGCTTTGATCAATAGGCCTGTTTTGATAATGCCGATCTGAGCCTTGCGGTACAAATCTGCAGCGCAGGACCAGACTTCCAGCACCGACATATCGAGTTTGCGCAGCAAATGTTCGGGCGCGCTATCAATGGCATAGCGCCAGGCTTGCTTGGCACCATCTGACATGTACTCGGGCGGCGCAACCAGATCCCCTTGAGGCTGTGGCTCATGCAGGTTGGTCCTGCACTTTTGCAGGGTTCCCCTGAGCTTTTTGATCTCCGTGGGGAGTGGTTTTCGTCCGGCCATCTGGGTTCAGTCTTTGATAATCGTTAATATGGAGGCTTCAAACACACCGGAAAACTCCCAGTGCGCAAAGCCGACGTCATCGCTAAATGCCTCGTTCAGTCCGCTCTCGCGTCTGATCTGAAGGCTGGGCGCGAGGCGGTCCGATCTGCGTTCGACAAGAGCGTGACTGACAAGAGCTTTTCCAAATGGAACAGCGTCGTTGAAGAAAACGTCGCCAACTCCATCATTCGCTCGGTGGGTAAATCCAAAGCAATCAATATCGAAAAGTTCATCGCCGATCTGAACTGACCAACTCGAAAAACCCACCGGCCAGGCCTGGCATCAGGCTGCCTGATGGGCATCCCCCCCCTAGGTTCCAATTTGCACGCGCAAAAATCTGTGCAAGCGCACGCATCTCTGACCTCAAGATGCAGAGATTTGACCCCCCTAGGGGTCCACCGGCCTCACCCACTTTTAATGCGTTGTACGGTGCTGTGCGCGCTCTTTTGCGGACTTGGCGTTGTGGTCAGACACGCATAACGATTGTAGATTTTTAGGATCAAACCGAGCACCGCCCTGTTTGATCGGTACCACGTGGTCCACTACTACGGCTGGCACCACACGACCACGCTGCTCACACGCGCAGCACAACGGGTGCTGACGCAGGAAAGCAG